TTCATTTTCTGGGCCGTGGAGAGGGCCACGAAATAGCCGAAGGTGATCCATTTCTTCGCGCCCTTCTCCTTGTACTGGGCCTCCCCGCCGTTGACCCGGAAATTGTGGCGCGGGTATTCGTGGGCGACGTCGGCGAAAAAGGTCTGGGTTGTGCGCATCTCCGTCTTGTAGCGGCGCAGGTAAACGAACTCTTCGCCCTTCTCAATGGCATTCTTCATGACCATCATCTTGGCGCCGTAGGTTTTGCCGACGCCGCGCGCGCCCACGACCATGTTGAATACCCCGTTGCGCGAGAGAAGTTTTCCGAAATCATAGTAGTCAGACATATCGCTTCAACTTCCATTCGCATCCGGTGAAAAGTGACGTTGCGGGTGATGGGCCGTTGGGGCCCATTGCGCCGTCGGGGCCTCGCATTCCCACGCTGAGGTCGGTGGCGGTCTGCGGGCAGTATTCTATGTGGCCGCCGCCGTCCCACCAGCGGCAGACGATGAGATCACCCTCTTTAATTTGTGAAACTGCGTTGAAAGTACCGCTCCCCTGCGCCACAACATAACCCGCGGGTGAATCCCAAATAGCGGCAGTACCATTAGGATCAATGTCAACACCCAAATATTTCATCATGAGGTACCATGTCCAGCCCGAGCAATCTGAGACGCCGGATTGGTCGGGGTGAAGGCGCGGTTGGTACCACTGGTGGTAGACATATTTCCCGAGGGTGGAGAGGGCCTCCTGGGTCATTCTGTGGATTCTCTCATCGGCGGTGCCGCCGCCGCCGCCGCCGGGTTGGCCGCCGGATCCGGGGGGCGCTTGGCCGGTGCCGATGCCCGTGGTGCCGGTGTGTATGGCCTGGGATGTGGATATTTGCCAGTGCTCTCCTGTGGGTGTGGGGCTGGCTGTGATGGTGCGTCCGTCGGCGTAGTGGAGAATTAAATTGGAACCCGATTTACTGACGTAAAGGGGCAGTTTATTTTTCTCCAATTTATCGGAGTTTTTGGGCGTGGCCGTGCCAGAATTATCGCCGGGCTTATAACCGGCGCCGGGCTGGGAGCCGTCGCCGCCGGTGATTTGGACGCCATTTGTCTGTAGATTTCGGATCATGGGGACGGCGGTGTCATATCGGCCGGGTACGGCGGCGTATTCGCCCTCGGCTTTTACGGCGGCGAACATGGAATCGAGGGTCGCGGGATGGCCGGCGTCGGCTACAAGACGCGAAAGAATGCGCGCGTAATTTCCCCATCGGTGCATGACGACGATGAGTAGCATGCATGCCTCGGTCTCGGTATCGGGGTCGAGGCCGAGTTCGGCGCACCGGGGAATGTAATCGTCATTAAGATCCTGTTCCATTTGGGAATCTTGGATTTGGTGACCGGTCTGGGAGGCGAGCGCCCCGGATAGTGTCGCGCGGTCCGTCGAATTGAGGAATTGGTATTTGCGTGCGGAAATCGTCCAGGAATCACGGCCCTGGTCGAGCCAGGAATTAACTGTGCTGCCGAAATCGGTGCCCGCGGGGAATCTTTTCAGCAAATCATATGCGCGGCCCTGAGTCCATTGGCCAATGCCTAGGGAGAGAGTGTCCGGCGCGGTAATGGTGCCATAATTCCCAGATGCTTCCACCTGAGCGAGTGTGGCGATGATGCATGCTTTGTGCTGTGAATCAAAGGCCATATGTCACCAAATTCTCCAATTAGCATTCACATCATAGTACTCCCACTGGGAAAGTTGGTCACGGCAGGCGACCTGTCCCTTGTCATTCACATAGAGTACCTTCGGATTGCGATCGCGCCCGTACACGGTCAAATAAATCGACTCGAAGGGAGTGGCCCATAGTGGGACATTCATGAGTACAGAGTCATATGCGGCAGTGGCACCGCCGACGCGGAATGAGCCAGCAATATGCACGGTGTGCTGGAAACGCGCAACCTTGGTGTAATTGAAATTCCTATCCACTTTATCGGTGGAATACGGGAAAAGATTTTCCCAACCGAAATTGCGCCACGTGTCCCCACCGTAAATGTACCTTTGGATATACATCCTCGCCTGAGTGTATCCGGCCTCAGTGAAATGCACGCCGCCGCCCGGTTCATTGGTGGCGGCGGATTCGCCGGGCGTGGCATAAAACCAGGACTGCGAGCCGCGAATAATTTCGACGTCGAAAGGCAGGCCCGCCCGGTCGGCTTCGTTCTCCCGAGCGCTCGAGGAGTATGCCGTCTGGACCGACTTATTCATGGGTGACGTGGACAGGAAAACGGGGATAACAATAATCCGCGCGTTCGGGTAATTATCCCGGATGAGCCGAAAAACGGTGCCCGCCTGCGACTCAACATTATTGTTCGCACGAATGTCATTGAGCATATCCGCGACGAAGAAATACCCGGTCCCGCGGCGCAGATCCTCGCTCATATTAGAAATAGCATTCTGCGTCTGATAGAGGAAACTCGAATTAGCAGACGACGTGAAACCGCCGCCACCGATCGCGAAATTATGGTGCGCCCAACCGAAATGAGTGCAAAGATCCGCCGTCCACTTATCATTCACGGTCGCATTCGAAGAGCCAATAAACACGGCCCTGTCCCGAGTATGCGGAGCATAAAGCCGTGCGCCCTCTTCCCGCGTGGGGCGCAGGGCGATCTCCGCACGCAGCGCCGAATGCGCCGCGTCGGCGGCGCTCGCGGCCTGGTCCTGGGCCTGGACGCGGGCGGTGCGCTCGGCTTCTATGAGGGCGGTGAGGGCGTCTCGGAGCCGGCCTGCGCCGGCCGTGGTGAGCATGCTGATACGCACCTGCGGATCGGCCGTGGGCGCGGTCGCGTTATCGCCGGTCGCGTCGGACTTGAAATGCGCGGTGATGACCTTGCTCTTGAAATCGTTGACGAAGTCCTCGGTGGCCCTGTGAAGGGCGGCGATCTCATTCTTCCGGGCGTCGATATGGGCGTCGTACTCGGTCAGGTTCGCGGCGACGTCCTTGATGAACTTGTCCACCGTGGTGTTGACGTCCTTGATGATTTCGTCAATGTCGTCGCCGAACCGGTTGCAGTAGTCGATCACGTCGCTGACGGCGGCGCGCACCTTTTCGAGCAGTTCGAGGTACGTGTACCCGTCGGTGCGCGTGAGCGGCACGATATCGTTCACGCGGCGCGGGCGGATGAAATAATTATCGGGAATAAGGGGCATGATATTGGTCTCCTCACCAATAGGTCGGGTAGCGGTCCGTGAAAGTCGAGTCGAGACCCCAGACGGACAGGAATAGTCCGGACAGGTCCTCCACGATCATCATATCAATATTCGCGATGGTCGCACGCCACGCCGCGATCAATTCGGCGGCCGGCCGGCCGCGGCCCGTGGTGCGCGTGACATTGTGAGTCTCGTCCTCACCCGTGCTCGCGGTATTCGTGCGGTTATCGCCTGTGCCGACATTCTTCTGGGTGCCAGTGGCGCGGGAATCGCCGGAAGAATTAGTATCCACTGCACTAGTGGCGTAATCCGCGTTTCCCGCGAGCCGGGACTGGGGCGCCTCCGAATTAACCGCGCGAGTTTTCGAGCCGGTATCAGTACTGGACGCGCTCTCCTGCGACGACTCATCCCGAGTCGTCGTGCGCGAATCCAGTCCCGAGCGATTGCTGGCACGACCGTCGGAGGATACGGTCATATCCACGTCGCCCATCATGATATCCGCATCGGGCAGCGTGCGCGCGTACTCGCAGTAATACGGCATGATCTCGCGCATCTTCGTGCGCAGGCGGCGGATGAATTGGTCAACAGTCTCATGAGCGATCTCATGATACCAATAGTGATCAATGATGCGGGTATTGAGCGCGGTGCGATGCTTCTCATCCCAAATCGGATAATCGGACAGGGCCAGTCCGGCGACGTCGCATCCCTTCACCACTTCCCGCAGTTCGAGCGTGTACTCGCCCATCAGATCTCATCCTCCTGAGGAGCCCACTCCACAATAACGTCGAGCCCGTACTTCTTATTGATCTCCCTTGCCGCCTCACGGCGCGGGCCGATGCTCACGGTGCGCATCATGGCGACCTGACCCATGCTCCCGACGGCCTCTTCGACCACCATGCGCTCGCGCTTATCGTCATTCACATTCTTCACACCCAGATACGTGAGGGCCTCATCCCATACGCGCGATTTCGCGGCCTGAATATCCGCCACAGTCCCTTTTTCGAGCCGCATATCGAGCACCTGCGCCCGCTCACCCATCGCAGCGGGCCCCATGGCGTCGGTCGTGAAAATCACGGGATCGCCGTCGGCGACAGCTCTGAAAGCATTCATCATGCTCACGCGCTCATCCTGTGACGCGGAAATAATGTATGGGTGGCGCAAGGCGAGGGCAGTCACGTCGAATGTCACGTCGATTTCAGCGAGGCGCCGGGCGAAAACGGCAATTGCATCGAGTTCGGGAGTGCGCGTCCGATTCCCCCAGATGGGGATGCAATCCCGCCCGGAAATAGTCTTATTGACCATGGAATTGCCGTACACCTGAAAATCGGTCGGATTGTTGTACATGTTCACGACGCCCGCGGGCGTGGCGGCCAGGCACATGAATCGATCATAATCCGCGTCGAAATAGAATGCCGCCAATCCGTTGCGGATGAGGGCCTGCTCAAGATATCTCACGTCGATTCCGGGCGGCATGTTGCGCCACTTGAACCGCGCCAGCGCCATGTCCTCCAGCAGGCGCGTGTACATGGCGACCATGATGTCGCGGCGCGACGCGGAATCGTCCATCGATAACGGCATGCCGAAATTGTTGTAGATATTATTTTTCACGTGGTCAGGGCGCTTGCGCCTGCCCATCACTGATCACTCCAATCCTTCAGCGGCCTGTTCTCGCCGTAATCCATGTTGCCGATGTGCGCCTTATTCCGCCACACCGTGACACCCTGCTCCAGTATACCGCACAGGGTCGCCCGGAATGACTCCGGGCAGCACTGGGAAGTGCACGTGACTTCAAGGCACTTCCAGTACGTGAAATGCGTCATGCACAGGAAGTCTACGGGGAGCCTGGCGAAAACATTCGCCGCCTGCCCGTAGCGGAGCCAGTACTCACCGATGGTGCGCATGGCGCCGTCGGGAATCGTCTTGATCTTCGCGACCAATTTCCACTGGTCCGCCGCCAGGATGAACGCCTCGCCGCCCACCTGGCCCGACGTCGTCGGCTGAATGAGGCGCGCGTCCTGCGTCTTCGCGTTGATTCCCGCGATGGCCGACTGGTAATCCCCGCGGCGCGTGGCGTTCGCCAGTTCCAGATTCAGGTCGCGATTCTGGTTCCCGGCCCTCATCTGAATGGCGTTGATCGCGGACGCGTTCTGCTGGGACAATTGTGTGAGCGCATTTCCGGCCTCATAATTCACGTACCCGGATACGCCCTGGGTGACGGCCCCGAGAATATTCCCGCCCGCGAGCGACCCCACCATGCCGAGCCCGGTGTTCGCAGCGTTCTGAATATTGCGGACGTGCTGCTGCCGCCCCATGTTCTCGTTGTTCTGGTTGGTGATCGCCGCCGACGACGCAATATTATTCCCCGCAATATTATATGCGGTCTGCGCGGCCATCTGCGCCTTGGACTGCGACCAATCCGCCGCCTGGTATTGGTAGGCGATCGAATGCGCGGATGATGCCATATAGGACAGGTACCCGTTATTGAGCACCGAGAAAGTCGGCAGGTTGGAAATGCCGACCGCCATGTCCAGGTATTCGCCCGCGTCGTCGTCGAAATTACCCCACGAGGTTTTCCGATCCCCGTACGCCATGGGGAAAAACATGATCCGCGGATTGGGCGGCACGGCGTGGGACAACTGGGTAACGCGCAAGGCCGGCGACCCGAACAATTCGGGCTTGAGAACGATGGGCGTGGCCGTGTAAGTGGTCAGTTCGATCGCGGCGTAGGGGTAGCAGGCGAATTTCATGAACCTCCGGTACCGCTCGGGAATGGTGCTGCGAATCCAGTGCACCATGTCGCCCGCGAAATCAATATCCACGCGGACGTGCTGCTCCTCCCCGGAGTTCACATTCATGGAATAGAGGCACGCGGGCCCGGCGCCGCCGTTGAGTTTCTGTGGATTCTGGGACGTGAAGACGTACTTGAAGATCGCGGATTCGGGCACCATGGTGATGGAGATGATGCCCTGACTCACCCACGGGTAATCCTTCAAATGGGTGATCATGGGTGAGAAATCCTTCATCTTCACCGCCCAGATCTCGCACCCATTGGGCAGCATCTCCGCACTGGACCCCGTTGCCGTCTTCAATTCCGGCTTGTCCACGGTGCCGTACGCAGCCGTAAGATTAGTGGTCGCACAGATCACGACGACGGGCGCCGGATCCCCGCCCAGAGGGTCGGCCAGTGGTTTGCGCATGAAATCGCGCACCACATAATCACTGCCCATGTCCAGGCCCTCGGCCACCGTGAGCCGGCGGCGCATGTAATCGAGCGCCTCACCGCCATCGCCGGCCGGCTGGCACGCCTCGACGAAATGCGACCGCTCAATATAGCAGCGACCCATTTTCACGGTGCGCACCCACGTCTGCCAGACGTCCAGTTGGAGCGTGATCTGAGTGGTCCCGGGCGCGACGTACTCCACGGACGTGATGAAATAGAAGTACATCTTCGGGTTCCGGCCGCCCTCGCGTCCATTCCGAACGACGCAGTAATTATACTTCGAGGCGTCCGTGAAAGACGTCGGAATACGCACCGGCCGCCCGTGCGCGCAGTACGTCATGGCCGTGATCTCAATATTGCGACCGTCCGCGATTATATCGCGGAAGCACGCCTCATCCGACGAATACCAGACCACATTCCTGTAGCCAATGTCCCACGAGACGTTGCACAGAGTGACCGCCGTGCCCGGCGTCCAAGTCGCATAGGAGAAATCAAGCCCGAAATCCCCGGGATCATCCACGGGATCAAAAGCGGAGGCCATAATCAATTCCCTTCCCGGGCGCCCCGGAAACAATCCTCCGGGGCGCCCGTGAAAACGTCACTCCTTGATCGCCTTCGCGATCTCAACCTTGACCGACGCATTCTTCTCCGTCAGCGTCGCCTGCGGGTTATTCGCCGGCCGATAAGCCAGCGAGGCGACGATAGTGAGCGCGCCACTCTTCTCCGACGGGGAAATCACGAGCACACCCTCATTATCAATGCGGGTCTTCGAGGAAAGATTGTATCGGACGTCGAAATCAACCCCCCATTCAAAACCGTCACCGCCCGTCACGGGAGCGGACACAACGAGCGTCTCACCCGGGACCGCCCCCGTCGCCGGCACATCCGACCCGTCCAGCCGCTTCACCGTCAGCGCACCGAGGACCGGCGCCTTCGGGACAGCCGGAATCACGGTCGCAGTTCCCGTCGTCAGCATCACGGCCGGCGCGAAACGAGACGCGGATATGATCTCGTGATGGTGCAGGAAATAATTCGTGGTGAGCCCGACCGGATTGGGCTGGGAGCGCGTCTCAATGAGCGTATCAGCGACCACGAAGAAGTCCTTAGTGGTCAGGATCGCCTGGCACTCGTCAATGTTGAAGCACTCCTGCGGAACCTGGATGATCCGCGACGGCGCGTCCGCGCGATCCATATTGAACGCCGCCGCCAGGGCCTCCACGTCGATATTCGCCACGAACTCGGGGGAGGCGAAAATGACGAGCTCATCGGGCGACGCGAAAGTCGGCATACCCGCCGGATTGTAATTCATGGACATGAAGCCGAGCCGGCCGGCCGTCGCGCGCAGCACCTTGAGGGCCGAGCGGGCGTCCGCCGCCGTCGCGGAAAGCGTCTGCATATTCGGGCACTTCACGCGGAAAATACCCGACCCGGAATCCATGGCCTTGAAAAGGGAGGTCATGAGAAGGAACTCATCCCACTGGTCGGACGTAGTCGGCGCGGCCATGATCTTGGAGACGAAATCGGACAGTCCGCCGGCCTCGAGGAAGGCGCGGCGCAGGATCGCCTCATTCACGGTCACGGGGTAGTAATTCTGGCGATCAACGGTATGGAATGCGGAGCGCACGTCCAGACGATGCTGCCCGAAGATCTCCTTCTCGAGATAATCGCGGCCGGGCGAGTACTCGCGCGCCTCAATGAGCCCCGTCTGAATCTCCTCGATCTGCGATCCGTTGACAATATCCCTGCCCTTGAAAATCGCAAGAGGGTTCGTCCAGATCTTATTCCGGGCGACCACGAGCGCAATCCTATTGATAAGCGCGTCGCAGAACTCATTGTACAGAGGACGATACCGCGTCAGCGTCCCCAGGAGCTCCGAAACATTCGCCTGCGTCGCAGCCGGAATACGCCGCTGATAATCCAGCGACGCCCCATTCCTGATGGCGTTCAGGACGTCCGAATTGTTCGCGTCAATGATCTTGCCGGGATTCCCTCCCATGATCACTCATCCTCCTTGAAAAGATCGTCCACAGTGATCGTCTCAGCGCGCTCATCCTCACCAGCCCCGTCGCCGCCGGCGTCATCGGCCGGAGAATCATCCCCCACGCGCACGAGAAGATCATAATTCCGCGCCTTGAGCTCGCCGATCTCAGCCAGAAGCGCAGCATTCGCCGCCTCCAACTCGGCCACACGGGCCCCGGCCGATTCCGCCAGCTGCGCCCGCTCGCCGTAGGCGGCGGTCAGGTCATCATAGATGGTCTCGGGCGGCGACTCGGACTGTAATGACGCGATGAGATCTGAAAAGTCTGCCATTGCATTCCTCCTGCAATAAATAGAGCGGGGCGGGGAATCAATTTCAGATTCCCCGCCCCTATTATGACACAGGATCACCCGCCCGCAATAACGACGGAGGCCCGCAAACTCTGGCCCGGGCACCAATCACGGTGAGCCGATCCCGGGCAGGCGCCTACTGCTAGTCGGGCTCCTGCACGACCATGATAGCAGGATTCTCCCATCCATGGGCCACGGCCCACTGATGGATCGCCTCGCGCACGATGGAGGCAACACTCCGCCTCTCCAGCCAGCGCACATCGTCCACATAATCATAGAGATCGCGCGGGATAGTGGTGGAAATATTGCACATGCGATCCTCGGTCACGATGATCTTCCTCTCACGGCGACGTATGTGAAATAAGTCTCTCGGAGGATCACGCCGCCCGGGATCCTCTTCGGGACCAGTTTACCACCCCAACGTTGATCGCGCAACATATCGGCGGGGGAGATGTTACCCCCAAGATTGCGGGGCAAACCGGCGATATGGGTATCATTAACGCCGTTTTTACTCTCGCAGTATTGCTTTGCCCGATTGAAGACTGCGGTATCAAAATCCGACTCATGCGCCCACGCACCCAGCCGCGTCGGATGCACATCCACTCCTAAGGGATCACCTTTACCGAGTAGATGCATAGAATCCGTATCCGCGTAAAGAAACCTGTCATAATTTTTCTGCGCAGTACGGATAGTGTAATCGCGCGCCCATGACGTCACAAAAACTGCCAGCGCCGTATACACGGGCTCACGAGTCCGTTCTTTACCCTGAACCAGTCGCACGGCACCGTCCTCCATCACGGGCACGCGACCCGTAGCGTCAGTGCCACTGCCGAACTTACCATACAAAGAATTAAGGTAAAGTTTAGCCATGGCCCTCTTCCCGCCCTTGGAATTGGCCTTGATCTCGGCCCACTTATCAATATACCCATCGAAAAACCCCCGGCGCGACGCAAACCGCCAACCACCATCCCAGGAATAAACCTCAATATCATAGTGATCATTCCACAGCGCCCAATCCACACTGGACACGCTGAAAGTCGTCGGCTCCGTGACCTCATTCGCGTACTCGGACGACGAACCCCGAAACCCGCTCCGCACCTGAATACACGGAATATAACCCTCTTTAAGCTTCGCAGTCAGCGTCACATGCCCGATCCACAAACCATCCACAGGCGGCCCGCCCTCGAACCGAACCGGAATACCGTAGGGGAGCACGCGCTCGCGCATGATATAAGAATAAAGACCATTAACATCATAAACGACGCCCTCACCCACGAGTGCACCCGCCGTACGCCGATCCGCATACGTGAACCCGCCCCGATACGCCCGCCGAATATCCGCGTCAATATCAAGCGGCAGAACGGGAAAATACTTCTCAAAATTCTTCCAGCCGAAAAGCCCGCGGAACTCGTGCAACGCATCCGACGCCACCGTGAGCGCCCTCATGCCCCCGCGAATCACCTCAGACAGGGCCGTCACAACAATACTCACATCCGTGCGCACATACTCCCACTCCGCCTCCGTCGGCTCATAACCGACCGGCCGGGGGAGCGTGTAATCGATTTCACCCTTCCCCTGCTCGCACTCGAACGACTTCGCCATCTGCGCCACCGTCATCGGCAATTTCTTGAGCGAATCCTTGAAAACGACGTCGTGGAAACGGATCGCGTAGAACATCCCCATATCGTCAATAAGACACGAGAAGCAATTCTCCGGAACGATATCCTTAGGGGAGTCGACCTCAATGTGCGAATACCCGTGGGTGAGCGCCCAATAGATGATGAAATTACCGTCGAACCTCAGATTATGGAAATACACGTCCAGCCCGGAATGCAGAACACGGGCCATGAACGAATCAATATCGGTCCCGTACTGGTACCCGCACTCCGCATTGATCTCACGCAGGCACCACGCCCACACATGCGTACTATCAGCGGCGACGTCCGCGTCCGTTTCGAAGTCCGCGACGGCCACTCCGTCCAGAGGATCGCTTTTCCGACGGCGGCGGGACGCGGACACCTGACAACTCCTTAAGATACTGATCCAATTCGGCCCTAGAATCCTCCATGCCCATGAGGAAGTTCTCCGTGCGCGACTTCAATTTCTCTTCACTAGTGCACGGATGCGGGGATTCAAGATATTTCACCGCCTCATATCGAAAAGATATGTTCCGCGCAAGCGTGCCATCCACCGTCCACACGAACATGAGCGTCTCATCATCCATGGACATAATCATGTCCAGCAGATCCTTATCCCCGGTTCGGGCCACCATATCCCTAATATTCTCACGCACCAACGCCGCCCGCTTAGCGTGCCCGCGCGGCGACCGCGCCTCAGCCAAATGATCCGCAAGTTTCTTAGCCGCCTCATCGGACACGATCTGCTGGGGGAGCGGCAATTTCCGATCAAAATGATCCTCATACGGATTCTTCGGCGCCTGCCACGGCGACGGCCGGGTCCAGGACAGCACCTCCTCAGCCGTCCGCCCAAACCCCGACCACGGCGTCGGCACATCCGCCGTCCTAGCACGGTATTCGGCCCGCTCTTCATTATACCGACGCGTCTCATAAATATAGGCGGCCATATTCTTCCGCGAAATCGGCGTCCCACCCACGCCGCCATAAAAACCAACAGACTTCGAATTATTGAACTCCATCAGCCTCTCAAGCGCCGCCCGCACCTGCGCAGTCGTCATCCGCCCCACACGCCGCCCCGGCACACGCGGATCACGCTCAGTCCCCCGCAAATCCACGCCCTCAACTTTCCCCCGCATATACGCGAGAGGCCCGCGCAGCCCATACGTCCCCTTGGCGATAGCCGCCAGTTTACGCCCCGCACGCCGATTCTCACGGCGCACCGCATCACGCAGATCATCCAACTCACTCATAATATAACGGGCGGCCCGTCAATAATATTGACGGGCCGTCCATCACCTCCCCTCAGACTACTCGCTCACACTCAGCGTAGTATACTCCCTGCCAGCCCGGGACTGCGCCACACCCGACGTCAGAGTCACCGACTCAGGCGCATCATCCGACGCGATGAGCGCCCGCGCCACAGCCAGCGGGATAGACGCGCTGGACCGGTACCAGACGCCCTTATCGCTCTGGAAATAGGCGACGTCACGGATCTCACCGTCATCGCCCGTGATCTCACCCAGGACCACCCTCACACAGACAAAGGAATCACCTTTCCGCCCCGCCTGATACAGCGACTCCGCATTCGTCATGAGCGCCAGACGATCCACGAAAGACAGGGGAGCGCCGTAGGAATTAGTGGACATGTTTCAGTCTCCCTTCTGAGACTCGCACCGGGCACTTCCCGGACGCGCGACCACGACGATATCACTGTACGCCGCCGTGACCATGATGTTCAGGGCATAAAATGCGGATTCCTCTTCCGCCATGCCCTTAATGACACCATCCTTAGTGTAGTTGAAATATTTTGTGGCCGGACACTCAAGACACATACCGCCAGTCACAGTATTGATCACCATGACATGAGTCCAGCCGCAGAACCTGAAGGCAATCCGGAACTTACCCCCACTGCGCCCATAAACCGAGAACTTGACGCGATGCGAATCAAGCCGCTTGTCATAGAAAAACGCGATCATTTGTCTTCCTCTCCAATATAAAACGGGAACTGGCGCGTATGCGGATAAATCCGCGGGGGAGTCTGAAAATGCCACGCCAGATCATCCCAGGACTCGCAGGTGACAAGCATGGGATCACTATGATTCGCCATGCGCGCCATCTTGACATTACCACCCTCACGCCACACCTTGGCGAGATACGGGCCGCCATACGGATCTGACACATTCGCATGGCCGTGCTCGGCCACTTCCCCGATAACCTCAGACAACACTGTCATAGCCCTTCACTTTGGAGCACACTTCCCTCACGAATCTCCGCACAGAATCATTATGCGAATAAACGCTCCAATCGCCCCGAGGATCACTATTCATCCCCACGGGGGAGATGCTCACCCAACTATAATCGGGCGACTCGAAGACCACCCACTCGTTATGGAGCGGATCCAACATCCGATACCCCGCCGCCACTAGCGCATCCACTACAACCTGCATCTCTTCAGAAAGACGTAGGGCCTGAGTGAACGCGAGCCTGAAACCCGGCGTACCAGGAATCTTGACAACAAAATCCTTCCCCAACATCCGGACGCGCCAGAAACTCCCCTCATCGGAGAAAACCGCGCAATCGTTGTTATTGAAGCCGATTCGAACAATTCTCGGCTCATCAGAGACAATGCGAATATCGCTGACGAACCGTTTGAATACCTGCGTCATCGCCAATCCACCATTTCCCGACCAGCAACCACGGCATCATTCACGGCAGCACGAGGACCTCGGGCAATAAACCGATGAAGACGATAAGGATCCTGATACAGGACCAGAGTGGAGCCGTCCCTGTACATCTTGCAGACACTTCCCTTCGAGTGATTCACAGTCTCCCAGCCACGATCCACGAGCCGAGCAACAATTGTCTTGGCGGAATCCGCCAAAAGCGCTGCTACGTCCAGGGCCGTAATGAGGTCATCTCCCTCACCGCCATCCTGGGTGACCACAACTTCCAGTCAGAATGAGATGCTAGTGAATGACTTTCCCCATGTTCTCAGCCACAATAGCAGCAATGCGTCCCTTATAACGTCCCGGAGGACCTCCAATCCACCACTCCCCAGCCGGTGTGAACTTACCAATAGTATTGACAGTATAGAGCGTCCCATAGGGAGAGCGAACAACGAACAACAAATCAGGGTGCCCGTTGTAAAAATCCCTCATGCTCCAATCCGGATAGAAGTTCGCGCTCGAAAGCCTTCGTGTGATGATATCAACGTCACGTGCGAGACGCTTCACGAATAGCAGTGCGGTAATAAGACCATTAATTCCCGCCATCTTCACGATGAAGAAATAGTTGATCCACCTGTCATCTGTAATCGTGACCTCCCAATCCATCCTCCCCTCGCCCACGGAACAGGAGTACTTCTCCCTCAACTTGAACTTCGCTGAAAATCGGCCACCATCAACCTTCGTGGTGAGGCCCTTCACTCTTGAGGTAAGGTAGTCCTCATACTCGCTCATTTTGTTCCCTCCTGTTCGGTTCCATCACCTCTGTGGTGATGACTTAATCATGACAGTAGTCCCGACTCGCGTCAAGCCGATTTAGTGTGAGGCCAATCACTTACCGACCGGCCGGTTAATTTCGGGAGTGCGAGTGTGACCGATGCCA